CATCCTGATGCTGGACGATGACGTGAAGACGCTTTTCACGATGAACGCAGGAAAGCTGAAGCCCATCGAGAGGCGGATAGACATGGCGCTGGCGTTCAACCGATGCTTCGAGCAGACGCGGAGGCTGAAAGCGCACGTGTTCGGGATTTACCCGGTAGCCAATGCGTTCTTCATGTCGAACGACATCAGCACAAGGGTGGCGGTCAACACGGTGTTCGGATTCGCGGCGGGATTCCCGATACGGTTCGATGAAAACTTCGAGACGAAGGAAGACGCTGAGATATGCGGCCGGATACTGAAGAACGGAGGCCGGGTGGTGCGGTTCAACAACCTGGCGGTGACGGCAGACCATAACAAGGACAAGAACGGGTACAGGGAGAAGTGGCATCAGGACGAAAACCTGAGGTCGGTGAAGAAGCTGTGCGCCAGATACCCGGAAATCTTCGCGCCGCAAAAGGGAAAGCCGTGGGAGGTCCGGGTCAAGGTCAAGGACGAAAAGGTGCCGTGCGCGGAGTTCAGGAACGCAGCGCAGCAAAGGGCAGGTGACGGAGGATGACGCGGGACATCAAGATGGACTACGGAAGCCCGCGGTGGTCGAATGAGATTGCCGACTGCAGCCTGCCGATGACCTTCGACACCTACAGCAACTGCTCGTTCGGATGCGTGTACTGCTTCTCGCAATACCAGCGCGGCATCGGCGGAGAGAAGAAGAGGCAGGAATACCTCAACAAGGTCGTGCGGAGCGTGAACCCGGAAAAGATTCGGAAGCTGTTCGCGCTGGAAACAGACAGCCAATTCAACGGATGGATAGCGCAGCGGAGGCCCATACAGTGGGGCGGGCTGAGCGATCAGTTCGACGGATTCGAGCGGAAGTACGGCGTGACGCTGGAAATCCTGCGGTTCCTCCGGCAGTTGAACTACCCGATTTGCTTTTCGACGAAGAGCGCGTGGGTGTTCCACGATCAGAGGTACACGAGCCTGTTCGAGGGCGCGGACAACTGGAACATGAAGTTCAGCATCATCACGCTGGACGAACGGATGGCGGCGAAGATCGAGCAGGGCGTACCAAGCCCGAAAGCCCGGTTGGAGGCCATGAAGATTTACTCGCAGCTCAACAAGGGCGAGGCGACGCTGAGGCTGAGGCCGTTCATCATAGGCGTCAGCAGCAAGGATTACAAAGACCTGATCGTGGCGGCGCATGACGCAGGCGCGACGGCGGTCACGACGGAATTCTTCTGCCTCGAAGCGCGGAGCGTAGTCGCCCGGAAGAACTACGAGATCATCAGCGAGTGCGCAGGCTTTGACATCTTCGACTTTTACAAAAAGTACAGCAGCGGATGCGGCTACCTGCGGTTGAACCGCAAGGTCAAGGAGAAGTACATCCGGGAGATGGACGAGCTGTGCAAAAAGCTCGGAATGAGGTATTACGTCAGCGACGCGCACTACAAGGAAGCATGTACCGGCTCGTGCTGCTGCGGATTGCCGGAAGACCCCCGGTACAATTACAGCAGGGGCAATTTCAGCTACGCGCTGCAGTTGTGCAAGAGGAACGGCAAGGTCACATTCGCAGAGATCGACGCGGACATGCGGCACCTCGATTTCCCATACGGAAAGGCGGAGGGCTTCAACACGATCAGCGTGGAGCACAGAGCGAAGTTCGAGTACATGACGATGCGGGACTACCTGCGATACCTCTGGAATAACCCATACGCCGGACAGTCGCCGTACACGCTTTTCGGCGGAGTGATGAAGCCCAGCGGGAAGGACAGCAACGGAGACATCATCTACACGTTCGACGGAACGAAGACCTACATCAGCCCATGCGAAAGGTGCGGAGGGTGCTGAGACCAACGCAATCCAACGCAATCCAACGCAGTTCTAACGCAGCCAACGTTGTTTAACACAACTCGCTCGCGTGTTAGTTTAAGAAAGGCGGATTTAGTCAAGCGTGCAAGTTAAGGGCAAATGAGCGGCGACCTAATACAGTATATTATATATACTATCTCGCCTACGAGAAAAAGAAAAGTATAGAGAATACTGTATAAGTACAATACGATAACGGAGGTAAGAAGCAAATGGCGGGCAAGTTAGGGAAGGACAAAAACAGCCGGTTGGAAGTGGTGATGAAAAAGGTCACAGACCTTATCCCCTACCACAACAACCCACGGCAAAACGAAGCGACGGCGCTGAAGCTCAAGAGGATGATCGACAGGCTGGGGATGAAGCAGCCCATCGTCATCGACGAAAACGACGTGATCGTGTGCGGACACGCGACGCTGAAAGCCTGCATGATGCTGGGGATGGAAGAAGTCCCCTGCACATACGCCTACGGCCTGACGGAAGACGAAATCAACGCCTACCGCATCGCAGACAATAAGACGGCGGAGATCGCAGGGTGGAACTACGACAAGTTGATGACGGAGATGACGAACCTCGCCAACAGCGGATTCGACCTCGAATTCACCGGCTTCAACGAAGCGGAGCAGCTCTACTACTCGGAGGCCGACGCAACCCCGGACAAGCAGGACAGGGACGAATTCAAGGACTACGAAGAGCAGGCGGAAGCCGACGTGATACAGAGCTTCAACGTCGCCATCGTCTGCGAAAGCCCTGAGGACAAAGAGTACCTGGCACACCTCATTCACGAGACGAAACGCCTGAAAAGGCTGTATCTCGGAGCCGAAATCGCTATGCTCGCCCGAATTGCGACAGCATAGTTAGAAACGGCAGGAAATGAGGTGACGGAGGTATGGCGAATGAGCAAAATCTGATACCGTTCACCTCCGATCAAAACCGTGAGGAAGCCAAGAGGAACGGCAGGAAGGGCGGTATAGCCAGCGGAGCAGCAAGGCGGGCGAAAAGGGAGGCCCGTGAGACGGCGAAGCTGGTGCTCGACTTCAAGCCGGATTTACCACCGCAAATGCTGGACACCATGCGCCGGATGGGGCTGAGGAAGAACGTCAACCCGGACATGCGGTACATTGCAACGCTCGCCATCATGCAAAAGGCCATGAAGGGCGACATGGCGTGCTACAAGTTCCTGATCGAGATGGCGGGCGAGACATCGGAGGCGGCGATGCTGGACGCAAAGGCGGAGGAAGTCATGCGGCGGAGCATCTACGGCGAAGAGCAGCGGCAGCAGGAAGCGGTGATGGACAGCGACGGCGTGAGGGAGCGCATGAGCGCCATGTCGGACGAAGAGCTGGCGCAGTACGAGAAGCTGTGCGCGATGTTCGACGATGAAAGCGGGGTCGGCCCATGAGCGAAGTACGCAGGGCAGGAAAGCTCCCGATTGCGACCCGCGCAGACTTCGAGAGGGAATGGGCGCGGCGGCACTACCTGCGGTACTGCGAGTACGTCCACCACGGAGCATGGATTCCCGGCAGGCACCACCGGCTCATTTGTGAAAAGCTGGACGCGGTGATTCGCGGAGAGGAAAAGCGTCTGATTATCTGCATGCCACCCCGACACGGAAAGAGCATGGCGGTGACAGAGACTTTTCCCAGCTACTACCTCGGACGGTTCCCGGACAAGCGCGTGATGGAGGTCAGCTACAACGACACCTTCGCGCAGAAATTCGGAAGGAAGAACCGCGAAAAGATAGAGGAATTCGGGGCGCGGCTGTGGGACATCGGCCTGAGCCAGATCAACCACAGCGCGTCCAACTGGGATCTGGACAGGCGCAGGGGCGGAATGATCTCCGTGGGCTTCGGCGGCGCAGCAACCGGCGAGGGCGCTGACCTGCTGATTATCGATGACCCGGTGAAGAATCGGCAGGAAGCAGACAGCAAAACCATGAGGGACAGGATATGGGATGAGTACACGGCGACGTTCTCAACCCGTACACACCCCGGCGCGGCAGTGATCGTGATAATGACGCGCTGGCACGAAGACGATCTGGTTGGGCGCCTGCTGAACCCGGAATACTGCGACGTGGAGGACTGGACGATACTGCGGCTACCGGCCATCGCGGAAGACGCGGAAGACCTGCTCGGCCGGACAGAGGGCGAAGCCCTGTGGCCTGAGCACGGGTACGACGAAGAGTGGATGCGGAAGCAGAAAGGCAAGGTTGGCAGCTACTCATTCGCAGGGCTTTACCAGCAGAGACCGGCACCGGCGGAGGGCGGAATCCTGAAACGGAGCTGGTTCCAGTTCTACGAAGTGCTCCCGGAAGCGGGGATGCAGGTACAGAGCTGGGACTGTACGTTCAAGGACGGCGACAACCACGACTTTGTGGCAGGGCACGTATGGCAGCGCACCGGCCCGAACTACTACCTCGTGGACAGGGTACACGATCACATGGGAATCAGCGACACGATGCGGAGCATCCGAACGCTGACGGCGAAGCACCCACGCGCAAGAGCGAAGCTCGTCGAAGACAAGGCGAACGGCACGGCGGTCATCGAGCTGCTGAGGAAAGAGATTTCCGGCCTGATACCCATCGACCCGCAAGGCGGCAAGGTGGTGAGGGCGCAGGCCGTCGCCCCATACGCGGAAGCAGGGAACATCTACCTGCCACATCCACGGATAGCACCGTGGATTCACGATTTTTTGGAAGAGTGCGCGGCATTCCCGAACGCAGCGCACGATGACGATGTGGACGCAATGACGCAGGCGATCAACTGGATGGCAGCAGGCACGGCGTCAAGCCTGCCACCGACGAATTACGGCGCGGACAGAATAAGCCCGTGGCAGCGGAGATGAGGTGAAGAGAGACATGCCGCAGAGCATGAAGGAATATGGCAGCATAGGACAGAGGCGATACGCGGGAATCTTTGCCGAAGAGTTCCTCAAAGAGCTGCAGGGCAAGCACGGCATCGAGGTCTACAGGGAGATGAGCGAAAACGACGATGTGTGCGGAGCGATTCTGTACACCATCGAGATGCTCATCCGCAAAACGAGCTGGAGCATCCAGCCCGGCGGCGACAGCGCGAAGGACAGAGAGTGCGCGGAGTTTGTGGAGAGCTGCATGAACGACATGCAGGACACGTGGACGGACACCATCAGCGAAATTCTGTCCTTCCTGCCGTTCGGGTGGAGCTACCACGAAATCGTGTACAAGCGGCGCACCGGCAACGTGAACGACCCCCGACAGAAAAGCAAGTACACTGACGGGCTGATCGGATGGCAGAAACTCCCGATCAGAGCGCAGGAAACGCTCTTCCGCTGGGAGTACGACGATTACGACAACCTGACCGGGATGACGCAGCTCCCTCCCCCGCGCTACGTCATGGCGACGGTTCCCATCGGGAAAGCCCTGCACTTCCGCACGAAGAGCAGGAAAGCCAACCCGGAAGGGCGGAGCATCCTGCGCAGCGCCTACCGCTCGTGGTATTTCAAGCGCAGGATTCAAGAGATCGAGGGCATGGGGCTGGAAAGAGACCTCGCAGGCCTGCCGATTCTGCATCCGCCTGAGACGTGGGACATCTGGAATCAGGATGACCCGGTGATGGTGCAGGCATTCCAGCGGGCGGAGACAATCGTCCGCAACGTGCGCCGCGACGCGACGGAGGGACTGGTGCTGCCGGCTGGATGGGAGTTCACGCTGCTCACCAGTGGAGGCAGGCGGCAGTTTGACACGAACGCGATCATCGAGAGGTACGACACACGAATCGCCATGAGCGTGATGGCGGATTTCCTGCTGCTGGGCCATCAGGGAGTTGGCAGCTTCGCGCTGAGCGCGGACAAGACTGACCTGTTCAGCGTGGCGCTGGACAGCTACCTCGACATCATCTGCGAGGTGTTCAACAGTCAGGGCATTCCCCGGCTGATCGGGATGAACGCGGAGCATTTCAGCGGGATCACCGAATATCCGACGCTGACGCACAGCAGCGCAGACGCGCCGAACCTGAAAGACCTGAGCACGTACATCAAAGAGCTGACCGGGTGCGGCGTCATCATGCCGGACGAAGCCCTCGAAGACTACGTGCGAGAGACCGGCAACCTGCCGGAACGTCTGGAAGCGCAGCAGTTCGACAGGGACGCTCGGAGGCAGCAGCAGCGCGACCAAAGGGAAAAGCAGACCGGCGGAGACATCGACGCGGAGGAAATCGAAGAAGAAGACGCTGAGGACGCGAAACAGGCGGAGAGAGCGAAGAAACGGCTGGAGCGGTAACGAAGGGAGGGGCGTAGTTGAAGGACGTTAAACAGACCTTAAACGGCTTCATAGACTACAGCAACCCAAAGCTCTGTACCGTGCTGGCGCGGACGTGGAAGAATCAGCAGCAGGCGATCACGTACAAGGAAATCCGCGAGGCCATTTACGCCGGACAGCTCGACCCCGGCTACCTCGCACAGTGGCAGCAGGATTACAGCAAATTCATTATCAACGGCTACGCGCCGCTGGCGCAGCAGGCCATCGACAGCAGCGCCCACGAAATGCAGGCGCTGTTCGGGATAGGCGCGAAGAGCCTGAACTACCCCTACATGGACAGCTTCATTGCCTCGCAGGGCGGGAAGCTGATTCGAGAGGTCAGCGAAGAGCAGTACAAGGCGATCAACGTGCTCGTGCGACAGGCCAGCTTCTCCGAGACGATGGACGTGAAAGAGCTGGCAAAGGCCATCCGGCCCACGGTAGGCCTGACAACCCGGCAGGCGCAGGCAGCTTACAACCGATACCAGCAGGCAATCGCAGACGGCTACTCAAAGGATGAGGCGCGGGCGATTCAGGCGAAGTACGCGGAGAGGCTGCATCGCACAAGGGCGGAGACCATCGCCATCACGGAAATGGCCTACGCCTACAATTACGGGCAGCAGGCCTACATGGAGCAGTGCATCAAGGATGGGCTGATCGGCGGAGCGCAAAAGAAGTGGATGACAGCTTTTGACGAGCGCGTCTGCGAGGTTTGCGGGAAGATCGACAAAGAGACAACGGAGATGGACGTCCCGTTCTCAATCGGCGTGCTGGTTCCCCCGGCGCACCCCCGGTGCAGGTGCGCGGTGAACTACGTGAACGTGCTGCCCCCGACGAATTGGGTGGACACCACGACGGCGCAGCCGACGCAGGCCCCGGACACCGTTGACATCCCGGACAGCATCGACATCACCGGGGAGATGAACTACAAAAAGCCGTTACATCTCGGAGGAACAGGCGAGATGCACCTAGTCGAAGACGATCAGAGCGGCGACGAATTCATATTCAAGCCCGCGCAGAGTAAGAGCGGCGTCACGGAAGAGTTCCGGGCCTACGCGCAGGAAGCCGGGTACAAGCTGCAGTACATCGTAGACCCGGACAGCGCGGTGCAGGTTGGCACCGGGTACGTGGACGTCCCCGGCAAAGGGCAGATGTTCGGCGCGGCGCAGCGGAGGATCACCAACCTCGATACGAGCTTCAATCTGGAAGCGTGGCAAAAGGCGGGCGGGCCGCTCGACCCGGATATCGTGTCCCAGCTACAGAGGGAGAACGTCACCGACTGGCTGCTCGGCAACTACGACTGCCACGGCAGGAATTTTGTGCTGACGCAGGATGGAAAGCTGATCGGCGTGGACAAAGAGCAGGCATTCCGCTACATGTCGCAGAGCGGTTCGCAGACCATGAGCCTGACCTACCACCCGAACAGTATCTACCACGAAACGGAGCCGGTCTACAACACCCTTTACCGGCGGTTCGCCAACGGCGAGATCGACATCAAGCTGAACGACACGCTGGCCTACATCAAGCGCATCGAGGCCGTGCCGGACGCGGAGTACAGGGAGATATTCCGCAGCTACGCGGAATCGCTGTACGGCAAGGGCGCAAAGGCGGAGCACCTGCTCGATCAGATCGTGTTCCGCAAGCAGAATGTCCGGGCAACCTTCGAGACGTTCTACTCCGACCTGCTGACACAGCGGAAGGGCACGAAGACCGTCTTCCAGTTCGCGGACAACGCAGCGGCGGCAGTGTTCACGCAGCCATCACCGATTACCAGCACGATCACCCCGGCGACGCTGAAAGGCCTGAGCCTCGCAGACCTTCACGCGATGGCAAAGGCGAAGGGCATCAAGAACTTCGGCATCCTGCACAAGGATGAGCTGATCGCCGTCATCAGCGACCCGTCACAGTCCCAGCAGGTGTTCCAGACGGCGCTCAACAGGGCGCATCAGCAGTACGCCACGCGGCGCGGACGCAAGGCCGGGACACAGACCGGCGGCGGTCAGTTCGGCGGCGTGACACAGCTCTCTGACGCGCTGAAGGACATCGACGGAACGCTGAAAGGCAGCACTCCGAAGGGCGTGGCGCTGATCTCCGATGACAGGGCGCTGGAAGGTTTGGAGACGAACCTGCGGAAGGTCACCATCGACGGCAAAGAATACTACGAGCTGTCGGGCAAGCTGACGCAGACCCGGTGGGAGCAGACGCTCCAAAACATGAACGGGCAGAGCAGCGGCAGCTACTGGCGGTGGAACGAAGCCGTCGGTACCATCGACTACACGCAGCCGGTCCTCAACCTGAGCAGCACCACGCAGAAATTCAGCCTCGGCACGAAGTACATCCGGCAGGGCGACGATATCATCATCGTGGCGGGCAGCGGAGCAGAGAACGGCGGACGCGCACTGATGGGCCAGTTCAACATCCGGGTGCAGGCCAGCAACGGCACGGACGCGGCCCGGAAGATACAGAGCCTCATGCAGCAGGCGGGAATCGCAGACATCGCCGACGATGCGACGGCGGCGGCACTCGACCGCTATAAAAAGATGCGCGTCATCTGGCAGACGGCCCCGTCAGAGGCGGCGAGCCTGAACGTGGCGACGGTCACGGACGCGCAGATCGACGGAGTGCTGAGGAAGCTCGGCATCACGCAAAAGCGGCTTGACGCCATACAGGTACGGAAAGTCGCGGAGGGCTACTGGACACTGTACGACCCGGAAAACGTGGCGCTGGCGAAGAAGTACGGAGCGGCCTACCTCTACCACGAATGCGACGATATAAACAAGGCGGCGAGCGTCCTCACGAGCGGAGAGCTGCTGGCGACAACGAACCGATACGGGCGCGGCGTCTTTACGTCAGGCGCAAGCTCGATGTCCGACATCGGCACCGGCGGCGCGGACAGCGTTTTCACCCGAATCGTGTTCAACAATCAGGTCGGAAACGAACCCCGGTACAAGTGGTTCGGGGATTACGTTTTCGTGTTCGACACAAAGGCGCTTGAAAGAACAGACTGGTTCGCTTATACTGGTGACAAGTTCGGAACGACAGAAATGGGAGATTTCAGCAGCAGGCTGGGAACGGAAGCTCATTTCAAGGCAACCAGCAAATACTACGAGAAGCGGAATGAGCTGTGTTTCCGAAAGACGCTGCCAATGGACACGCTGACGGAGGTGCGCGTACCGTCGAAGGACAGGCAAGCCCTGATCGACAGGCTGCACTCAGTCGGCATCTCCCAGATCAACGGAATCCGGCTGGAAACTCTGATTAAGGTGGGAGGCGGCATGGTGTAATGCTGGACAGACGCAAGCCCTATGTGGTGGACATCGAAGACCGCACAAGGAAGCTCAACCTGAGAGACAACGAAGAGACCGTACCAACCATAGCGATCAAGGCGTTCATCGACAACGATGACGGGGAGATCAGCCTGTTCTATTTTGATTTGGGCGCAGAGCGCGGGCACCTGCTCCCCGGCAAGGTGAAAAAGAACCTGGCCGACGGGATAGTTTTCCGCGCCAAAGAGCTGAATTGGGACATCACGCTGACAGAGCTGACGATGGAGCAGTTCGAGGCCCGCATCAGGCCGTCGCTCCGGACGGAAGTCAGCGAGATGCTGAACGACCTTGACGATGTGTACGTTTGGTACAGACAGCAGGCGAGCATCAACTGAGAAGGGAGAAGAAGCGATGAAAGATCATAGCTTTGCGAAATTCTACCAACAGCAGCCGAGAGCCGACCCCGAAAAAGGGCGGCTCTTTTCCGTAGCCAAAGCGGACGATGAGCGGCACATGGTTTTTGGATGGGCGTCGGTAGCGGCGCTCGCCGACGGGACAACCGTCGAAGACTACCAGCGGGACATCCTCGAAATCGAAGAACTGGAGGACGCGGTGTACAACTACGTGCTGTTCTTCCGGGACGGTGGAGAGATGCACCAGCGGAGAGGCATCGGCGTACTCGTCGAGAGCGTGGTCTTCACGCCGGACAAGCTGAAAGCGATGGGGATCCCGGAAGGGACGCTCCCCAGCGGGTGGTGGCTGGGCCTGAAAATCACAGACGATGCAGTTTGGGAGAAGGTCAAAGACGGCACCTACAGCATGTTCAGCATCGAGGGAGAGGCTACACGAACGCCGGTAGGAGAAACGGAGGAAAACGGCGATGAGCAGGAATAAGAAAGGGCCAACCGTCCTCCGCGACTTGAAGATCAAGAGCGTGAGCGTCGTAGATCAGGGCGCGAACCAGCACGCACACATCAAGCTCGCAAAGAGGGCGGACGAAGAAGAGGCCCAGGAAACCATCGAAGAGCAGGTCAGCAATGACACTGCTTTTTTTGCGCGAATCGGGCAGGCCGTCGCAAAGATGTTCCACCTGTCCCCCAAAGGGGACGAAGAGGTGGAGAAGGAAGCGAAGACATTCGCATCCATCGACGGCGCACGAAAGACCTTTGAGCGGATATACCGCATCAGCGATGCGCTGGGCGACAGCCTCCGCTCCATCGTCGGCGACGAAGAGCTCACCGACGAACAGAAAGCCGGTATGATCGTCGAGACGGCAGATCAGGCCGCGCAAGCGATCAAAACCGATATAGCCGGGATGTTCAACGGCACGGCTGTCAGCAAGAGCGAAGAGGGCGAAAATGGCAATGAGGGAGCAGGTGAGCAGCCCACGTCCGAAGCTCCGGCGGAATCCGCGCAGGAAGAACAGACCCCGGCAGACACCACCGACACGGTGGAGAAGACCCATCAGGAAGGAGTAGAGATTGACATGAAATTCAATACGGAATCCATGACCCCGGAAGAGCGGACGCAGCTCGAAGACCTGCAGAAGCGTTACGGCGTGGCTGAGGAAGAGCAGCAGGCCACCGCGCAGCAGGCGCAGGCCAACGCCGTGGACACCACGGAGGAACCCGGCGGCGATGACATCTACAAGGGCCTGAACCCCGCTGTCAAGGCGGAGATCGAGACCCTGCGCAAATTCCGCGAAGACGCGGAAGAGCGTGAGATCATGGAGGTAGCGAAGCGCTACACCATCATCGGGAAGAAGCCGGAAGAGCTGGCCCCGGTGCTGAAAGGCCTGAAAGCCGCTGGCGGCACCGCTTACGCGGACATGATCGCCGTGCTGGACAGCGCCGTGCAGACCGTCGAGAAGAGCGGTGTGTTCGGCGAGATCGGCAAGCGCGGCAACGGCGGCAGCGAAACCGACGATGCGTGGGGCAAGATCGAGGTCGCCGCGCAGGAAATCGTCAAGAGCAACAGCGGGATGACCTACGCGCAGGCCATCGACAAGGCCTGCATCGACCATCCCGACCTGCTCGAAGCCTACGAGAAGAGCCGCAAGTAAGAAGCGGCGGAAGGGAGAAAGAATATGAGCTACCTGACCCATGCAATCAATCAGTCCCCTACCATCTACGGTGAGGCGAACGCCGCGCTGACCGCTCCGGCGATGAAGGCCGTGGCGCTCAACAGCAGCGGCAAGGTCATCCTGCCCGCCAACTCCGGCGACCTTGCCATCGGCATCGTGCTGGCGGATTCGGCGGACATCGCAGCCGGTGGCCGCGTGAACATCCAGATCAAGGACATCTGCCTCGGCATTGCGGGCGAAACCATCAAGCGCGGCGACGTTCTGATGGCGCACACCGACGGCACCCTAAAAAAGGCGACTGCCGGCCTGCAGGTGCTGGCCGTGGCCCTCGCGGATGCCGCCAGCGGCAAGCCGGTTGAGGTGTTCATCATGCACACCCTGATCGTACCTGCTTCCTAAGAGCAGCGGAGAAAGGAGAATAGAACAACATGAGAGCGAAGAGCACTGCTTCCATCGCCAAGAGCATCAGCAACGGATGGAAGCCGAATATGTACCTCACCAACATGAGCGTGGCGCAGTTCCAGCCGGATGACTGGTTTGTCAGCCCGTTCATCTTCCCCATCCTGCCCGTCGGCCTGAGCACCGGCCTGTACTACATCTTCGACAAGGGCGACCTGGCCCGCGACAACGTCCAGCGGAAGCCTGAGTTCGGCAAGGTGACGCCGATGGTGTTCGGGCACGACACCGATACCTACACCTGCGAGGTCGATCAGGTCATCATCGGTCTCGATCAGATCGCCACGCAGGATTACACCCGCAGCAACACCCCCGGCATCAACGACCCGCGCAGGGCGAAGGTGCGTCTGGCCACGGAGCAGATGAAGCTCCACATGGACAGGATTTTCGCGGAGGCCTACTTCAAGAGCGGCATCTGGACGAACGAGTGGACTGGCAAGGCCACCACCCCCAGCACGAACGAGTTCTGGCAGTTCGACAACTCCAACTTCGACGCCATCTCCTTCTTCGGCGGGCTGCGCACCGCGATGATGAAGGAAGGTCGCCGTCGCCCGAACGTGCTGGCGCTGGGCGTCGAGGCCTACGAGGGCCTGAAGCAGAACCCGGACATCCTCGACCGCGTGAAGTACAGCGGCTCCACCGCCAACCCCGCGACCATCAACACGAACGTGCTGGCGCAGCTGTTGGAGATCGAGCGCGTGGTCGTGCTGAACAGCACCTACAACAAGGGCGCTATCGGCACCACCGATATGGACTTCATCTGCAACCCGAAGAGTGCCCTGCTGTGCTACAGCAACCCGACCCCGTCCGTGGACGAAGCCTCCGCTGGCTACACGTTCGCGTGGGATATGCTCGGCAACGGGCAGTACCTCGCGTTCGATCAGTGGGAGGGCGAACCCGGCACTCACACCGAGTTCATCGAGGGCCTGTGCAGCTACACTCCCAAGATCATCTGCAATGAGCTGGGCGTGTTCCTGAAGGACTGCGTGGCCTAACAGACGCACCTACCCCGCGCTATAAGCGCAGCCGCTTGTTGCACCTCCTTGCAAGGGCGTCACCCTCGCCCATGAGCGGATGCACAGCGAGGGAGCAGACTGACCACCTGCTCCCTTTGCTTATGGGTGCAAAGGGAGACTAGTGGGGACTTTTCAATTCTTCCAGAAAGGGGGAAGCGCAATGATCAAGGCAAAGAGGCCGTGCAAGTTCGGCGGCAGGCAGTTCTACGTCGGGGACGAAATCCCGGAAGAGCTGGTCGACAGCAGCCGGATGAGGACGCTCGTCAAGTACGGCACCATCGAGAGCGTCCCTGATACACCTCCTGAGCCTCCGAAAGCGGAGACTGGCACGAATACCAGCACCGGCAGGAAGAACGGCTCTGAGGGCGATAAACGGGCGTTAAACAACGCGGATGCCACGGCAGCGAAGAAGCAGCCCGCGAAGAAGGGCGGGAAGTAAGGAATGGCGACATACACCTACAACCCGGCGGAGATCGCAACGGAGAGCGTGAGCCGCGCAAGGTTTGAACTCGGAGACATCGCCGTCGAGGGCGAAGCGGAGAGCTGCTACCTGTCGGACGAAGAGATCGGAGCCATCCTCAGCACAACGGCGAGATGGAAGCGGAAGCTGTTCCAGCTCGCGGATGCGGTGTGCATGAGGTTGAGCTACGAGACGAACTGGAAGAACGACGGGACATCCTTCGACCTCTCCCAGCGGGCAGACCGCTGGATGAAGCTCAGGGACAAGCTGGAGAAGGAAGCTGCAATCGAGGCGAGCTTGCCGGTATCGGGAGCCGTAAGCGAGAGCGTACAGAGCAGCGACGGCGGGCACTACTTCCACAGAGGAATGCAGAAATCGCCGTATGTCCAGCCGCCGTACCCGGACTACGAAGAGGGAGACCCGTGATGCGTTACGGCGCAATCGGGATGAAGAGGCCGGAAGCCTTTCCAAAGCTGTTCAACATCTACAGGGCGGAGACCTCCACGAGTGACAGAGGCCGTGAACGAATCGGAACCCCGGAGAAGATCGGAGAGCGGCGCTGCATCCTGTCGGTGGCGAAGCCGGAAGAACAGCAGCGGTACGGGCAGATGGGAGTGACGGTCACACACACCATCTTCCACACAGGGATGCCGGCAGCGAAGGAAAACGACATATTCGCACTGCTGAAAGGCGAAGAGGAAACCCGATTCTTCCGAGTACAGGCAGTGCAAGACCACGGAGAGATGAGCGTGTTCACG